CGCGCCTTCTGGTGCGCGTATTCGCGATAGAACCGGGGTCGTGTTCCGTCTTGCGCAATCTCGTCTAAGTCTTCAGGAAACAACCCGTCAAGGTTCTCAAGCGCTGGAGAACCCTCGTCAATCAAGTCTTGAACCGATTGACCACGACCACCCCTGCGCGCCTCGAAAGACTGGCAAGCGCTGTCGAATTCGGCGCGATATTGTCCAGCGTACGCGCTCCCGTCTTCAGGGTTGACCCACCACGTTATGTATTCACCACGCGCCCACCACGCCAAAACGAGGTAATGGCCATCGATCAGACAACACGCCAGAACATGCGCGCCGTTGTTCAAGACACGGGGGAGGGGTTTTAGATTCATGATAGAACCTCATTCGCAAGGGTACACAGGGGAAGGGAAACGCCCCCAAGCCTTCAAGGAAGACACGGGGGCGCATCCCTGCGCCATGGTCGCATTAGATATGCGCTTGAAGGCTTGACAATAGTTCGCGCGCTGCGGTTTTCAACGCGTCAACCTCACGTGAAAGCGTACGCTTCTCACGTTCAAGCCTTGCAATCTCACGTTCCAGCGCTTCACGTTGCGTCTTGTGTTCTTCGCGCGCTGTGTTTGTGCGCTGTTCTTCCTGCAAGCGCTGCGCCCATGATTGCGCAACCTCCACGGGAAACGCCCAATCGTTTCTAATCTCATGTTCACACAGCGCGGGGAGATTGACCAGAAGGCTTGCAAGGTAGGAAAAACGGGGGAGCGCGCCAACGAATTGCGCAACGTGGTCAATCTCATCTTGTTTCGAGGGATTGCGGGGGAGTGGTTCTAGACTCATGTTCAAGCCTTCCGTCAATTCGGGGCAAGGGGGAGGGGTTCACGACTCGAAGACGTCAATCGCGCGACTCATAGCGCAGAAGCATAATAACCACGGGGGTTTCGCATTGACATTCCCCGTCTTCGCATTCTTCGCAGGGTTCGCAATCCATAGCCCACTCTGAAAGCGCGCCAGAGTAGTAGTCTTTCAATCCCTGTTCGGACAGCGCGCCAAGTATTGCCTCCCGTACGTCTAGGCCAGTTATCCACTCTGGCATAGAATCGCAATCGCCCCCACCCTCGAAATCGTCGACAAGCGCGTCAACTAAATCGTGAAGGGTTGTAGTGTGGTCGTATGATGCGAACAGACAACCCTTGTTGTCTTCCCATCGCTCCCCATCCCCTCCCCAATAGTCGACCATACCCGAAAACAGGAAGGTAGCCGTTAGTTCGTGGTTCGCGTACGCGTCGCGCACTTCCTTGCGCAGGGAGCGCGCCTTGCGCTCCAAGTAGGCCACGAAGCGCGGCCCATTGTCTTGCGGGGAGAAGTAGGCTTCACGACCACTACCACCACGGGAAGAATGAAGGGAAACGCCACGATTGGACGGAAGAACGGAAACCCCTATGCTCCAATCGGTGCGCGGGAATCGATAGGAGTGGTGCGCGTAATCTTCCCCGTTGCAATCGGTTATAACCGTGGTGTGCGAATACGCGAAACCGTGTCTGATCAGAAGCGCGTCGAAAGACGTGTTGACGTGTTGCAAGGAATAGCCTTGACCACAGGAAGACGGGGAATCAATGCCGAAGGGGGCGCAGCGCGCCTTCTGACGTTCCATGTTCTTCTGCGCGCACTCGTCAAGGTAAGCGCGCATCCCTTCCGGGGTTGTCGTGTCGTGTTGCGTGGTCGTGGTCGTGGTGTTCATGAGTGAAACCCTTTCAAGCTACTGGCCAGTTATTGGAACGAAGACAGCGCGGGGGCGCAGGGAAGCTAGTCTTGCAGCGCATATTGCGCCATACGTCTTGCCAACGTGTTGACGGTCAAGTCTTCCCAATTGCGCCCTAGGCTTTCCTCTTGGTCGCAATCGTATTGAAAGAAGACGTCCCCCACGCGCTCCCCGATACGCTCCCCCTTGGTTGTCTCGAAGACTTCGAGCCCAACATACGGGAAACGATAGTTGACCGACACGACGAAAAACAGCGCGCCTTCCTTGAAGACGTGCACGTTGTCGGATTCCCCTGCGCTGATCGTCAAGCGCTTGCCCTTCCCTGTGATAATGACGTCGCAAGGGTTGCAGCGCTGCGCGGCGCGCTGTTCTTCCCATGATTCGGGTTCAATTGTCCAATTGTGATAGGTTCGCATGATAGCACCTCACAGGGAGACAGGGGGAAGGGTTCACAGGTTGACGACAGCGGTTGACGTTCCACAGGGCAGGGAGACAATGAGCGCAGACACGTCTCCCCCGTGGTTCAAGATAGCGCGGGAAACCATGGCGCGAACCTCGTGAAGCGTACGGGGTTTCGACAGGGGAAGACGGGTTGCCCCATGGCTGGAGACGATAACAACCTGTGTTGCGGTTTCCATGATAGCACCTCGAAGGGTTACGGGTTGCAGTTGACGTCTATTCAACAATACGACACGTTCTAGCGCTTTTCACGTGTTGCGTGGTATGTTGGCAAGATTTCTTCAAGTTTACACTGTGTTGTGTCGTGTTGTGCTAGTTGTCGGTTTTATGTCGTTACAGTGTATGGTCGCAACACGTGGACGGGTTGACGGGGTGGGTTGCCCCCCTCCCTGCCCTCGAATCCCCCTTGCGCGTGGTAGTTTACGCAGTTTAATGTGGTTATTACGATTATTCTTTCGTTGTGTACAGTTGCAACAGTTGCGCTGATCGTATGGTCTGTAACGCCATCGGGGGGCCCCAAACCCGGATATTCGTTAAGACCCATCCCCCCCAGAGGAATCGGGCGGGGGACGGTACCGCCCCCGAGCCTACGTGAGATTACTACGTTACGACGTGACTACTACGTGACTACTGCGCTCAAAAACCGCACCTAAGTCCAAGCTGGCCAAGGAGAACGGATCCAAATTACTACATTACTGCGCTCCGTATATATACACAAAAGGAAAAATACCACGTATGGAGGGGTTAGTAGAATAAAGGGTATGGGGTATGTAGTAATGTAGTAATCTCGGTCGGAGGGGCCCCGGAGGGAGAGAAAAGAAGAAGATAAGAGAATATATAACTATATATATATTAACAACTTACAACATCTACCCTTCCCATCGATGGGGGGTTCGATCCCCGCTATATCCAACTAGCCTAGATTACTGCGCTTTCCATAGTAATCTAGGTAGTAATGTCGTAATCTCACCGGGCCTAGGCCGGTAGCCCTGGATTCGGCCCTCGATCGGCCCAAATTCAGCCCAATCCCACCCTGCGCCCCCGCGCTGTCCGATCTTATCAGATCTTGGCCAGCGTGGGAAGATTGTTGTTGCGTTTGTTGTTTTCGTTGTTAGTATGAGTGTTGTTGGTTTGGTTGTTTGTTTCATGTGATAGGAGAACGATTGTGTCCAAGCAAGTTGCAACTTGTATGACTCCGGGGTGCTCGGGCAAGGTGAACACGCGCGGCGTGTGCACCAAATGCTACTCGACCCTCCGCGTCATGATCCAGAAAGGCAAGCTCACCTGGGAAGGGGCCGTCGCCGCGTCGCTCTGTCTCGGGCAGGGCGAGAACTCGAACATGACCCCGATGCAGGCCGCGATTGCCGCCGCCGAAGAGAAGGGCCGGCTGAAGGTCGGGGCCTCACAGCCCGTTCCGCAATTCGACGAAGACCAGGAACCGCCGGCCGCGCCCTCGCCCCCCGCGTTCCCGCCGCCCCCGCCCGGCTTCTACTACGACGCCAACTGGCAACTCGTGGCCGTGCCCAAGGTGCAAATGCCCCGCGTGGATAGTTCACCCCAGGGCTATGCCAAGTACGATCCGACCGCCCCGGCAGCGGCCGACGCCCCGTACACGCCGGCCCCGCGTCCGGCCCAGCCTGTCGGCGAAGCACACGATCCCGTCGACGACATTGAAGAGGAACTCTACGCCGACGACGAAACGCCCGAGCAGAAGGCCCGCCGGAAAGCGATCGAGCGCCGCCACAAGCGCGAACAGGAAGCTCGCTACATTGAAGAGAACGGAATTCAACCGCCCAAGGGCGGCAATGTCGTCGTGGTCCCGGCCGGCAAGAGCAACATCGAGAAGAACGGCGAGATCGAGACCGGATACGGCGCAGGCCCCGCCGATGGGCTGAAGATCCCGCCGGGCATCTACCTTCAGAGTCACGATGCACCCGCGCAGCAAACGCTCGACGGCGAGCCGCTCCTGCCCGGCTGGCGACTCGCCCCCGATGGTCGCAACCTGATCAACCCGAATGGGCAGCTCGTTGACACGACTCCGCGTCAACCCGGCCAAGCGACTCCGATTCCGCAAGCGATCACGCTTCCAACCACGAACGCCATGCCGCAAGGCGCTGTCCTTCTCACCATGCCGCCGGCAGTGAACCCGAACGCCGGCCTGATCCTTCCCCCGTCCACTGTCACGCCACCCTGGGAGGCGAAGCAATGAGAGTATCCCTCGTGATCACGATGGATATTGTCAACGACGACGGCAAGGATATTGACGTTGATCGGTGCGAGTTGATGGAAGCGCTCGAAAAAAACCTCAGTAACCTTCCGCTCGGTTATCGCCTGAACCTGTCACAAGTCAAAGTCGAGGAACTCTAATTCATGTCACGCAGAAAAGATCACTTCGTTGCGTTCTCGATCTGCCCGCATTGCCAGAAAGCCGCGAGAGTTCGCCGCAACGGCAAGATGAAATTCCACCGCGCCAAGATCTGGAACGAAGAGACCCAGACAGGACGCATGGGCCGGTGTCCCGGAGTCGACCAAATGAACTACGTCAAGGTCGCTTGGCGTACGGCCGAAGATGCCGAGCGTGGGCTCGCGCAACTCCGGGACACCTTGAAGGGCAAGACCAAGGCTCTTGCTGTGATTGACGAACTCGCGCCGGCCGAGCCCGAGCCCAAGCCTTGCACGCCCAATGATTGCGTGGCTGCCGTCGAAGCGAAGTTCCAAGCTGCGTTTTGGGACGGCCCGCTCGGTGAAGAGAAACCGCAGCCGGTTGAGCCACTCGACAATGTGTATGATTGCGAGCCTCCGAAGTTGTGGGTGCCCGAATGATCGGACAACTGTACGAGGAAATGCGATCGTGGCACGGCACGATGCACCAAGAGGTTGACTTTGTTGACCGCGATTTCTGGAGAGAAGGCAAACGACTATTCACGTGTTACACGCCTCTCAACCTTGACGTGCCAACAGCTTGGCGTAACTGGTCATTCTCATACGACGAAAGCGACTTTGAAAATGTCGAAGAACGGAAAGAAGATCATGGCGAAGAAGGAAAGGGAATTCCTCCAATCGCAAACTGTATCACCCCAGCCCCAGCCGATCCAGACACCGGACTACCCGAAGGATGTTATCGGGACAGTGAAGGACGAATCTGGTGTGAGTATACCCTGCAACGATTCCCAACCAGACCATACGTCGTCTTTAGAGATTACGCTTAAAGGCGTGCCGATTGTTTACGAGCCGTCGCTCGGAGACAACGAAGCCACGTTCGTTAGGCCGTGGCGTGAGTCCGATGCCGGCAACCCGCTCGTTGAAAAGGTGGATCTCGACAAGTTCATCGGCGGGCTACCAATGTTGGCCGGCGTCAAAAGGCGAGAGCCACCATTCCGAAACAGCTTCGACAAGATCACTGTCCCACTGAAGGATCAGGACAAGTTGATCGATGCGTTGAGGAAGGCCCGCGATATGACGATCTTCATTCCGCCGCAACCGTGTCCCGAAGAGGAAGCGGACGTTTGCGATTGCTGTGGCGAAGAAGACTTGCACAAGGATTGAGACGATGGCGAAGCGACCGAGCTGGCACAGGTACACGAAAGAGCAGCGCAGGGAAGCGGTGCGCAGACTGGATGCCGAGACGAAGACGAAGGTAACGTCTGAACTCGGGATCAGCGTCGGAACTCTGAACAAATGGATCGAGGAATTCGGCGGCATCACGCCGCCGGACAATCCGCCAGCGTCACGCGTGGGCACGATAAAGGACTTCGTGTCCCGCGTGCGGTCTGTGCTTTGGGGTGTGGACAAGACGCAGTACGAGCACTGGCTATCCCGTGTCGAATACTTTGAGGGCCAAGGGTATTCTATCAGCGAAGCACAGGTGCGAGCCGCAAAAGAGTTCCCGGCTTGCCGGCCGTTCTTCCGCGAGTACGACATAAAGCATCTCGATCGTGACCCCGGATCTCACCCGGATGTTCTGTTTTTCGGAGACGAGAAACGAGTTCGGGAAGTCGTATGTCTCGGACAGGAAATGTCGTACCGCGATGCGTTGCGGTGGGCTGCCGCCGCCGCCGGTATGCACCTTCGTACCGGCCAAGAGATCTGGGAGTGTCCTAACGATACTGCCTATTATCTGTACCAACAGGCGATAGGAGATCCGAAAGATTTCATGTCGAAGTTCGGAACTATGGAGAATCGAGAGGACGTCGAGGGTATGATGGAACGTAGTACCAGAAAGCAAACCGAGCGATCGGTTGCTGAAATTGACAGATGGTTGTCTGAGGTTGACGAAAGGGTTAAGCATGGCACGGACGAGGAAACTGCAAATTTGTTCTTCAAAGTCGCGCCGCAACACCGCAGAGAAGAAGACGAAGACGCCTCCGATAACTAGACATTGCGCCGTATGCGGGAACCGGTTGCCGGTTACTTGCTCACTGACAGTAGGAACAGCCGCGATGGCACACGCCCATGGCGTAGTGGCACGCATTTTCAATGGAGAGCGCGTCTCGATATATTGCAGTCGAGGATGCGCAGAGCAAGACGATGGCACACGTAGAAACACCTTGGCGTCACCGCATACCGAAGGACTACCAGCAAAACCTTCTCTGGCGCAAGGAAACGATACTCCGCGCCGCTGACGATCGGGACTTCCGCGAAGGCATTATCCAATGCTGTAGCGAAGACCCCATCTTCTGGATCAATGGCTTCGGGCACACGTACGACCCACGCGTTGAACCATTTCCTAAGATCCCATTCATTCTCTACGACTTCCAAGAGGAAGCGATTCTGCGCATCATCCGCGCCATCGGTGAGCACGATCTGCTTATCGAGAAGTCGCGAGACATGGGCGCGTCATGGATCAACACGGCTGCGATCGCTTGGATGTGGCGGTTCCGCCAAGACCTGTCGTTCCTCATGGTCTCGCGTGTTGAGGATTACGTCGACAAACCCGGTAACCCGAAAGCTCTGTTCTGGAAGGTTGATTACCTTATCGACAACATGCCGAGCTGGCTTGAGCCGTACGGCTACAGTAAGTCACAGCATAGAAGCAAGATGCACATTGAGAACCCTGAGACGGGTTCAGTTATCGACGGCGAATCAACGAACAAGAGAGTGGCTAGAGGTGACCGGCGCACGGCGATATTGCTTGACGAGTTCGCGGCCGTCGAACAAGGCAACTCCGTTCTGTCCGCAACGCGTGACGCGACTCCATGCCGCCTATTCAACTCGACGCCAGAGGGAACGAACAATGCGTTCTATGAGACGCGCGAGAAGATGGCCGAGTTGGGTGGAGACAACATTCTCCGACTTCACTGGAGCGAACATCCGAAGAAGGCTAGGGGTCTGTATACCACGGACAGTGATGGTAAGCTGAAGATCCTCGACGTCACGCACGTATACCCAAGGAACTACAAGTTCCGTCTCGACGGTAAGGTTCGCAGCGAGTGGTACGATAACGAATGTGATCGTGCTGCCACGCCGCAAGAGATTGCACAGGAACTCGACATCGACTACATGGGTTCCGGGTGGCAATTCTTCAAGCCGGATCAGATCGAGGTGTATCTTCGGCAGAACGCACGCCCAACTTCGTACGTCGGAGACCTTGAGCACGACGCCTTGACTGGAGAGCCGATCCGCTTCCGCGAGTCCGATACTGGCCGGCTGAAGGTGTGGTGCAACCTCGTTGACGACTACAAATTCCCAGACGATATGAAGATCGTCATTGGGATTGACGTCAGCGCTGGAACAGGGGCGTCGAATTCTACGATAATGGGTTACGATACCAGGACTTGCGCGAAGGTCTTCGAGTACGCGAACCCGTATATTCGGCCAGAGGGTCTTGCTTTGCAAGCTGTCGCGCTCGGGAAGTGGGCTGGGGATGCGTTTATAATCTGGGAGAGGAACGGCCCTGGTCGTCAGACAGGCGCGAAGATCGTAGAACTTGGCTACGGTAACATTTACTACCAACGTCAAGAGGAAGCTATCTCGAAAGCTGTCAGCAATATACCAGGATGGGCCAGCACGAAAGATTCTAAGCTATCTCTACTCAGTGAATACCGCAACCGACTTGAGCACAACACCGTCGCGAACTACTCTCGGGTCGCAATCCAAGAGTGTCTCGAATATGTCCATACCCCTGATGGATCTGTTGCGCACTCACGATCGCTTTCTAAGAAAGATCCCACGGGTGCGAAGTCGAATCACGGAGATAGGGTCATTGCTGATGCCCTTGCCGTCAAAGGCTTTGAAGAGCGCAAGTTTTCTCCGACCGAAGCTGACGAGCCCAAAGCCGTGTATGGTTCTCTGGCATGGCGCAATAAAATGCGCGAGGAAATGCAACAGTCATTGAATCCGTTGTACGAACTACCGGATAGTTGGAGACTTTAACATGGCGCTCTATATGAACGAGACCCGATGGGGTCGACTCGAAAAGGCAATCGACTGGTCGCTTCGGCAGATGGTGTTTCCGCGCCGCGAACGCTTTGATGCGTTCCAGCAATTTTGCGGTTCACACTATGCAGAGGGTGGGGCAGACAGGATCGTGCCTGTGAACTTCCTTGCGTTAGCTGTCTTGATCTTCGTTCGCCGACTGGCAGCGCGTGCCCCAACGGCAATGCTCTCGTGCACGAACCAAGACATTCGCCCGCTGGCCGCAGATTTTCAAGAGGCGCTCAATCTCATACCGGGCGAGATCAATCTCGTGCACACACTCAGGCAGTGGGTGACCGAAGCGATCTTTTCGCCTTGGGGAGTGATTAAGTGCGGCCTGAATAACGGCAAGTCCTTCGCTGATCTCGTGACGCTCGATGATTACTTCATCGACATGAGTGCCACGCGCATGGACACGATCGATTTCGAGGGCAACGACTACTGGGAAGATTATGACAAGATCATGGACGATAAGCGGTACGTGAATAAGGAAGGTCTCGCGCGCGACGAGCGCACGCCACTCGGGCCCAATGGCGAACGACGCTCGCAGCAAATATCCATCGAAGGGACGATGGAGACCTACAAGGATAAGAAGTGGTTGCGAGACATTTGGCTTCAAGAGAAGGGCCTTCTGGTCACGGTTGCTGTGCGAGACAAGCGCGTTATCCGTGAGGTGGATCTCGATGAACTTCGTCACTCCCCATATCATAAACTGTCGTACAATACTGTCCCAGGGCAATTGATGCCGTTGCCGTCCGTGGCGTTGTGGCGAGATCTCCACGACCTCGGTAACTCCCTATTCCGTAAACTGGCTAAGGGAGCTGACGGTCAGAAGACGTGTCTCGGTTTTCTGAACGATCAAGAGGGCGTGAACGCCTTCAAGAACGCCCGCGATGGAGAAGGATTCAAGTTCACCGGTCCAGATCCAAAAGTCTTGAAGGCCGGCGGCATCGACCCTCAGACAATGCTGTTCTTCCTTCAGACTCGCGATCTCATGTCGTACTTCGCCGGCAACCTGGATTCGCTCGGTGGTCTAGGGGCACAGGCTGAAACAGCAGCGCAGGACAAGCTGATCTCAGGTGCGGCGAGTGCGCAACTCGACGACATGAGCGACGCCACGATCACCGCAACCGAAGACGTATTCAGGGATCTCGGGTACTACGAGTACACTGATCCTGTGAAGAAGCGCGTGCTCATGAAGAAGATACCGGGCGTTAATTGGAAGATCCCCGTCGAGTTCGGCCCGGCGCAGCGACGCAATGCCAAGTTCGATGCGTTCTACATCAGGCTCGATGTTCACTCGATGCAGAAGGATAGCCCGCAGATCAAGCTACAAAAGCTGCGTGCCATGGTCGAGGGTTTTGTGCTGCCGCTCTCCGAAGCCATTATGGCGCAGGGCGGAATCATCGACGTCAAGGCAATCTTGAAGCGAGCGGGTGAATACGCTAACTTCCCGGAGGCTGATGAATTCGTTATCTTCGTCGACATGCCCGAGAACAATCGAGGGCCAGCCTCAGGCGCTGGCGTCGGCAAACCCGCTGTCACGAGCCGGACTTATACGCACGCGAGTACGCCGGCTCCACAGCAATCGAAGACTGCCCAGATGATGCAACAGTTGATGAGCGCAAGTTCTTCAGCGTAACCACGTTTCCGTGCCCTTGGCCAGCCTACCTCTTGTCAGGAGCACAATCACAAACCTTGTACATGGTAGAATACTCAAATGCCTACTTACTGCTACATTAAGAGTGACGGGACTGTGATCGACGTCTTCATGGCGATGCACGAAGATCATCCACAGACGATCACGCTCGATGATGGATCGATGGCCGAGCGATGCCTTGCGGC